GGGGGCCTTGCCCTCTTCAAAATAACGTTCTAATTTGACGAAGGCAGATATCGAACTGTCGCTGGAAAGTTCGACACCATCACGTAACAACTCCTTGTAAGCGCGAACATACCTGTTCCGCAACCGGCCACACTTAGCCGCGAGAAACAATTTTGGATCGAACTCGATGTTGTTGAGATCAATCTGTTCACGTATTCGTTTTGCGAGGTTGTTAGTGATTTGCCTAACAAGTTGCATGTTGAGTTTGCTAGGCTGAGGGTCTGGTGTTTGCTTGAGATAGCGCTTGTGGAGAGAATCGTAGACGTTGTGGCAACACCCTTGCATGACAATTGTTGGATCTTTATCAAGCAAGGCATTGCAATCCCACTCCAGATATTCTGTGCGAGAGCAGTCGTCACGATCTTTGCCGTTTCTAGGGTGGACCAGAATACGAGCACACTTCCACGGGCCAAAATCTCCGCGTTTACCTGTACTAGTCGACTGAACACGAAAATTTTCATTCTCAGCGACACAGAAACCAGACTTGCAACAACTACGGGTGATATTATAGCTGCTGCGATGATGATTCGCCGATAAGGCAAGCGGCCAGGGGCTACCCAAAAATTTCGTCGCGGATCATCAGTTTTAAAGAGCGTTTGGTCGTCTCTTTGATCACAGGCACGGGCTACAGTTAACTGAATTTGATTAACCGTCTCAGGTGTTAAACAATCCGACAATTTGATGTTGTTGTCGGTTAAAAACCTATTAGCCAATTTCTTGCAATGTGCCAATTTTGCTGACCTATTAAAAACACCGTCGATTTTATATTCGGTGTGTAGATGCAATCTGATATAACAGAGCATCTCAGGCCAGATCTCAGTGTCTGGGATGACGGATGGATCAAATCCGGCATTATAATGATTAACCAGTACTGAGCTGTCGAAACGTGGCCACGTGAACATTCTGGATGCTCGTTCGTACCACTGAAACCTCCATTTCATGAAAAACCCACCTGTAGAGGGGATTACAACTGCATTGTCTACGGTTTCGACACCACCATTAACAATATAATGCTTACACAAAATTGCATCTGAACAACCACATTCCATACACACTGGTACTCTTCTGGGGTCTATATCATCAGCAATCGTTGCGACAGTTGCATTGAAAACATCCAATGCATCCTGGTTCTTAAAACCACGTTTTACCGCAGCTAAATACCATTCTGTCACACTGTGTTCATTGGCAGCTTTATCAATGAAATCAGAGTCCCGGGCCTGCCTGGGTTGGGGTTGCCTTTTTGAGTTCCCAACCATTGGAACTTTCTTTCGTGGTAACTGCGAAGTGTTACTGTTCTTAGGTAACCCTGTCTTAGCAGAAATGCCACTACTGGTAGCTACGTTTGTTGAACTACCAATACTGGTAGCCAAACTGGTTGTACTACCAACGTTTGTTATAGGTGTCGTTGCACCAGAGCTCGAATTCGGGCCTGCCGATTTTGAACTCTTAACACTCCGAGACTTCCTCCGGGCTTTAGGACCTGGATTACTTTCACCACCGTCTCGGATGAAAGATTGATGGCCATCACTCACCATGACAACCTCAATCTTTTCCGCACGTTTCAGAAAGTGGTAAGCTAATCGATGTCTGCCATTTATAACTTTGTACAAACGGCCAACTCTCTCGACACTTATGGGTGGTCTATCCATTCCTTTGTCTGACATCATTTCTGACATCCTTTTTAAAGGTAGTAAACCATCATCACAAATCTCCATGTCGTATTCAATTTCCTTAGCAATTGCTACATCATAGTCGCAAATGGCTTCGATAATCGAAATATCAACAATGAATGAGTCTAAGCTCAAAGTGATGATCCCAGTATCCACTACTGAAACTGCTTTTGTGTTTAGGTTTACACAATAACCAGCTTTATCGTTAGGCACGACATCAGCCAACCTTGTTGATCGCCAAGGTAAAGCGCCCCCAATTGGTTTGGGGGTACCAGCGGCAATAGCTTTTGCGCACTTGTCCATTTGGTATTTCTCACATAGAGCGGCTGGCACTTAAACCGACCCACTATCCATTTTGGCAGAACTCCGGTACTTCCGTATGTTCAAGGGGTGACTCCAGCATCGTATGGATACTTGTGAATGGTAGGTTGAACGGTTACAGTCACCCTTGGTATTTAAACCCGAGGCGCTAGGTGACTAATCTTCCCAAAGGATTTCTCCTCCCCCCCTTTTCTTTTCCGCGGGAGGTAAGTGGTGTTAACCACCTCATGGATTCCCAGCCGATTAAGGCAAGGCCACAGCCATTTCACCGATCAGGGTGAAACCCGTGCTGACTTTATTCCACTTTATAGTCAGTTGGTCTTTTGAAACAGCAAGCAAAATTAATTGCCAGTCCTCTCGGATTTCTCTACGTGTTCACACACTGTTTCCAGGCTAGACAAAGCCTGTGTCTGCCAACTGCAGACAAGTCAGACTGATTAATTGCATTTACATGGGGTAGGGACATTACCCATTCCATTAGCAGAGGTAAAAGCAAT